CTTTATTGCGTTTCCTTCACACCATCCTAGCTTGTTAGCTATAATAAATTCTGTTGGCTGTATAGCGTACATCTTGTAGTGATCACCTCCTACTTGTTTCTTCAGTGAGTGATCATTGGGATGGTACAGCTTGCCGTACACTGTCTTGCTTGCTTTGTCCCACTCTTCTGGAGTTGCATCGTTAATGCTCACACTCTTCCTCCAAGTCAAACTTCCAACTGTTAGTGTTTACTTTATCAGCAAACCTTTCGACTAACTCTTCTGATGTGATCTCTAGTGCTTCCATTATTGTTACCTCATCATATCGTGAGGCTATTCGTTCTAGTATTTCATCAAGAGTTAACACCGTACTTCCCCCGCAGGTATGACATAGACACGGGCATCTCATCAAACGTGCCGTTATCTACTTCGTTGAACACCCACAAACCAGACCATGATCCATTAGTCTGTGGGTTTAGATACTCTTCGTCATGCTGATAGAAGATACCAGCGAACAGAGATGTCATTCTTTTTCCTGCTGCGTTTCTGTCGAACGCGATGTCTCTGTCTTGTACGTGTCCCATGACGCATGACATATGCTTCTTTTGTAGCAGTAGCTTTGCATTCGTGACTGGGCGGCCCATAACACCGCTAGTGAAAAAATGACAATAAGCAATACCATCCACAATGATAGGCTGAAGATACGGAAGAACCTCCCAACCACGCAAGTTAAGGTCTTCATAGCTCATCAGTCCTTCTAGTTTAGCATCGTTCTCTACCGCACGTTCTATCCTGTACTCGTGATTACCAAGAGTAAAGATAAGGCGTGGCTTCCATATCTTCTTCTTGCGTTTACGTAGGCGTTGCTGCTCTGTTCTGATGCAGTCCATGAACACCTGCATGGCTTCGTTGCCTGCCTCTACGTCAGCAGAGTAGCGTCTACCTTCAAAGGACTTCTTGCCTACGTCATACGATGACAACGATGGCATATCCCAGTGATCCCCCAGATGAATGATAACGTCAGGTTTCATGGCACAGGCATAGCGTCCTGCCCAGTACATATGATCAATAGGACAATCAGGTTTGATCTGTGTGTCAGGTATTACTAAATGCCTAGTCATAGTTTCCACCCTGATGGTATTGTTTCAATAGTGTACCACTTGAATCCGTTCTTGTCTGCCCACTCTTCCATTGTGTAACGTGTACCGTCTTTTCTTCTTCGTGATCCCGGCATGGGGGTCTTGGGACGTTGGAAGAGAAATACCAACTCCTCCTTTGGGCTGAGTGTTTCTGAGATAATGACATACTTACGTGCCTCTTCAGATGTACGGAACCGTCCCTTCGCTTCTATGTATACAGTCTTGGATCTGTACTTGTAAACAAAGTCAGGCTCATAGTATTTAGGAACAAGATAAAACAGTCGTTCGTCTGGGTGGTACTCGCAGCCCTGCATAATCTCATGGACTTCTTTCTCAAACTTGGAATCATATTTCACTTGGCTTAGTGTACCTATCGTCAGGTGAACGTAACAGATAAAGAAGGTTGAGACTTTCTAGTAACCTGTCCTCATCCAACTCGTTGTCCCAGTAGTGAGTTAGGCACACGCTGTAGCATTCCCATTCAGTAGTACAAGGATCAATGATCTTGTCTGCTTTCTTAGGACCGATACCATGTATGCCCGGTATGTTGTCAACACGATCACCCATCAACGCCTGCTTGTACAGCCAGCGCATAGCATCGTCAGGTAAACTTGAGTTTACTTTTTTCTTGGTGTAGTCATACATAGGACAAGGCACTTGCTTGAAGTCTTTGTCCAAAGAACAGATGATGGCGTTGTGGTCTAGCTCAGTAGCCTTGATAGCAATAGCATCATCAGCTTCCATACCGTTAACAACTAGTGCGTTCCATTCTGACACCATGAAATCACGGAGCAGTTTCTTGTGTACTGGTACGCGCTTGTTGTCACGATTACCTTTGTATGGTTGGGTAACAGCAACCTCGTCCCTGAAGTTGCCCTTACCAGTGAGGTAGACAATGCTGGATGTGTAGTGATCAGATAGATCCATGATCATCTCAGACAGGTAGTTGTCTAGGGTCTGTCTTGCAACGTCCTCTGACTCATTGTCACAAGCAAACCCTACACGGTACACCAGCATATCACCATCAATTAATATCACAGAGCTTCCATCTCTACGACTTCAGGTGCGTACTCAAAAACCTCTTCAATCACAAGGCGCTTGAGCGTGGCACTACGACCTTTCTTCTTGAGGTACTCCCAATCGTAATACCCGATGAGGCACTTGGCTTTGGAACCATTACCCACAATGACTCCTGATTCGGGGTCATCCATTTCGTCTCGTGGTGTTCGTCCCTTGATGAGCAACTCTGATCCATCTGGGTTGAATGCACGGTACTTGTTGTTGGATTTACAGGTGATGTACTGTCCACGTTCATCCCCCTTGTTGTTGATAGTAAGACCCATATCCTCCAACGCAGTCACCGCAGCGTCAGACAGGTTACCAAGATCGACTGTGTACTTACCAGCTAACTCATTCTTGTGAGTCAGGTTAGGCCAGAACAAGTCACACTTGACCATTACATTGGGTGCTTCATTAGACATATAGCATATCTCCGCTAGTTAAACTTACCCTAATATTATACCACATAAAATAGAATTGTGCTAGTGTGTATCGCACCAACTAGTACCAACTCTATACTCTCCGTCCAACGGACAGTTCAGTTGCAGGACTTCACCTGCGAATACCATTGCGTTAACACAAGACTTGCCAATGAAGTCTGCGTCTTCTGGTTTGCATTCTATCTGCCACTCATCGTGTACCTGTGCAACCAACTTGAAGTCAACACGTTCCAGCAGGTCATACAGGATGACGATGGCTTGCTTCATCACCACAGCGCCAGCGCCCTGTAGCAGTGTGTTCAGTGCGGCATGAGCAGAGCGTACACGTATGCGTCTACCATCAAGACCACTGAGGAATCCTGTCTCTGCATCTGCCATAGTCTCAGCACGTAAGTCAGCCAGTGCTGGTGTGTTCTCAAGGAACGATGCCTTCAGTCTCTTGCCATGAGCAGCACTGCCACCCACGATGCTACCTATCTTGGCGTCACCTGCACCGTACAAGAACGCATAGATAAATGTCTTGGCATCATCCCTGTTGTCTAAGCCTGCGGCTTTCTGGTTGGCTGTGTGTATGTCACCAGTGAGTATCTCCTTGGTGTAGTTCTCATCGTCCATGTAGTGAGCCAGCATACGTAGCTCAAGACCACTAGCATCAGCACCAACAAGAACACGACCATCAGGAACAGTGAACAACTCACGACACTGCTTACCGTACTCAGCCCTTACAGCAGGAACTTGAGCCATGTTCGGAGAAGAGTGCGCCATTCTACCCGTGACAGCACCAATGGGCCTAACTCTTCCGTGTATGCGTCCCATCTCCGTGACAGCTTTGATCCACGAATCGACCTGCGATGCACGTTTCTGGCACATAAGGTAGCGGAGGATGATCTTAGCCTCAGGAATCTGTATCTGCTCCTTAAGCGTTTTCTCATCAACTTTTGGTTTGCCTGACGGAGTAAGCTCCTTCCAAACAGCGCCCTTGCTCTTAAGTCTTTCCGCGATTTGTTGCCTGCTCCCGACGTTAAATACTGTAACTTTATCAGTGAGCTTCTTGCCTGTCTTTTCACTGATTCTTTCTTCAATGATTGGTGGAAACACTTGTTGTAAATCATTCTCTATCCTGTGCATACGGGTGGTCAGTTCTTCGTACAGATCAATAGCTTTCTGTTTGTTGAACTCAAAGCCGTTGTCTTCCTGATCCTTGCATATGAACGCAACGCTATGCTCAAGATCAACACAGTGCTGAGTGAATCCAAACAGCCTCATCTGTTGGATAAGAGAATCATGTAGTCTTTCAGTGACATCCACATCTCTTTTGCAATACTCCAACATCTCCTCAGAATACTCTGACCAATCCGAATGATCTCCTTTAGGAAAGCCGAGCCTAGCTCCCCAAGCAGCCAAGCTGTGACCACCATCCAGATCGGGATGAAATAAACGAGAAAGTACAAGTGTGTCCACAACTCTGTGTTGAGGAACGTGTATACCCCATAGCCTGTGCAACACAGGAAGATCGTACCCGATAACATTATGGCCGCATACCTGTCCACCTTTTGCCAGTTCATCCATCAAACTCCTTCTAGATAAATGGGTCAAGTGAGCTTCGTTCGATCTCTTGGTAACCACGCAGTGTACTTTCGTAGGGTTCAGGCCGTCTGCCTCTATGTCTATAAACACAGTATTCGTAGTAGGCGAGATCAAGCTTCTGTCTTTCTGATAGTTCGCTACCACCATCCCTCATCTCCCTGTTCTGTTCCTGCTCCATAATCCAACGTCCCATCTTCGACATCTCGTATCTCCTCTAGATCACTGAGCGTAGCATAATCTACATTACCTACCGCTGTCAAATCATCTTCGACAAGGAACCTGCTACACTCGTTACACATATCAACGAACTCCCCGCTGTTGCTGAACTTCTTGGTTAGCTCGTAGTCTGTCATTATCTTATCACAAGCAACACACCTCATTTTTAGTCCCCACAATAACCGGAATCGCAACCTATATCAAGCAGTTCTATTTGATTTGGGTTAGATTTTTTATAGTTATTTGTCCTAGCCCACTTAACAACATCTCTTATGTTGTCATTACCTTGTTTTGAGTTAGGATTAAACCAAGCTGATCCAGTTATTTTTTCAATTTCTTCAACTTTAATTATATCTTCTTCTGACATTTCCGCTATACCTTCTTTTCGCTGGTATATACAAGGAAAACATTCTCTACTACGGTGTGGAAGAATGTCCATCCCGGTAGCTTTTAATAGTGAATCTCGCTGCTCTTCCGTGTATCGGACTAAAGGTGCCCACAGTGACCGTCCACCGTGTCCTACGCTTTCCTCTGTGTGTTCTGGAAATGTAGAACGTCTTACAGACTCCTCTCTTCTAACACCAATAAGCACTGTTGACTCTTTGTTTGGATCATGTTCGTCCATTAGTTCAAGACTAGGTTTTATTTTTAATTCTTGTGTGCAGAACTGTCTTCGAAAAGCAGGAGTTATTTGTTTCTTTTCGCAAAGTTCTTGCATACCAATTCCTTTTGTACGCACAAACATAAACCCCATATCGCCTGCTAATTGATCTACTTCTTCTATCCTTTGTTCCCAATCCGGGTGATGCCATCCTGTATCGTTGTATACTACAAGAACATTCGGTAAGTATCTATCGTAGGCCCACTGCATTAAAGCTACACTATCGTTCCCGCATGATGTAAATAAAAAATAGTCAATCATCATTCAAATACCTCCGTCAACCTACCTGTATCCTTGTCGTACATCAGTGCAGTGGCTGGTCCTGTCATACCACTGAACCTGTTCTTCAGCACACGCACGTTGGTGGTGTTACGCACCATTGGATCTTCTGCCTGTGCGTTACGTTCTAATCCTAATACGATGTCACTAAGTTGGGCAATGGCGGCACTGCCACGTAGCTGACCAAGGCTGGTATACGCACCGTCCTCATGTCCCTTACCATCAGGACGTTTTAGGTGGGACACAACAAACATAGCCACACGCATCTCCTGACAGAACATACGTAGCTTGGTCATGATCTCGTCGATAGCCTTACGCTCGTCACCGTTGTCCTGATCTGAAACCAGTATGGAGATGTGATCCAGCACTATGTACTGCACACCCAGTACCTTGATCTGGTAACGGAACCGTGCCAGTACGTTCTCAATCTTGTTGGAACCAAACGTATCCCACAGCACCACACGATCATCAAGATCCAGACTGTCGAACACTTGGTCTACCTCACTGGGTGAGTAGTCACAGCCCGGTAGGTGTATGGGTTTGTTGATCTGTAGTCCCACCAGACCACGGGCAGTACGATCAGGTGTCTCTTCAAGAAACGCTAGTCCTACCCTGTCGTTAGTCTGTCCCAGTATGGAGAACACTAGCTCACGCATGAACGTTGACTTACCCAGACCAGAGCCAGCACAGATGGTGACTAGCTCAGTCGGTCTGATACCAAACGTCATGTCATCCAGTCCCTTGTATGGGTAGCGTACCTCTGCCTCCTCCAATGGTTTCTTCAGCGACTCACGCAGAGAACCCAGCATCACCATGCCATCAGGTGTGTAGGTCTTAGCCGCCCACCACCGCTTGACAAAATCTTCCTTGTCACCATTCAGCAGGTAGTCACACGCATCCTTGTGTTCACCATGATGGAAGATGCGAGCCTTGCCACCAAAGATGTCAGCACACTCTAGAGCAGCAGAGCGGCCATGATCGTCGTTGTCAAAGCAAAAGATAATATGATCGTACTGGTCGAGAAAGTCGTAGGCGCGGCGACAGTCAGCAGCAGCACCTTGGGCACCATTACGAATAGACACAACAGGATACTTACCACCAAACATTTGATAGGATGCCAGTGCATCGAACTCTCCCTCCACTACGGTTATGTATTGACCACCACTAGGGAACAGGTGCTGACCATACAACCCAGCCTTCTTCCAATCCCCTGCGATCTTGAACTGCTTGTCTGGATACCTAGTCTTCACCGCCACTAGCTCACCAACAGGATCATGGTATCCAAACAGAATGTTACCTGCCTTCTGCTGTGCGGAGTACGCCGCCATCGTAGTGGCAGTTAAACCCCTGTCCTGATAGCCCTTGTATGGCTCTGCAAAGGACGATCTATCAAACCCTTGTCCCGGTACTACTCGTTCCTTAATGTTGCTCACAGAGCCTCCTGTGCCCTCTGGTGAGGGGGTAAACTTAGCACAAGCAAAACAATAGCTAGACCCATCCTCGTTGTAGGACAACGCATCACTGGAACCACAGTCATCACAGTTCTGGTGCAGTTTAACGAATGCCATCAGTGTACTACCTCCGCATCTCCGAATACCTGATTGTAACGTGTCGTAACCTCATCGTCATCAAGAGTCTGATCCATGAACTCACGTTGTAACTTGATGTACATCTGAACGATCTCAACCATCGTCACCTGTTGGAACTCGTACTCAACTAGCTCTTCAATCATCTGTTC